AATCCAATGTTACAAAATCCATTAAATAATAAATTTAGAGAGGGGGTATAATATGAACGAAGTAAAATTCAGATTTACGGACACAGAAGCGTTTCATATGTTCATATATGCTGGTGATTTAAAATTAAATAGTATATGTGATTTTTTTATGTAAATTTACACCCCCCCACCGATTAAAATAAACGATTATACAAATCAAAACTTATAAATTAACTTATCATTTCTAAACTAAACTTATAAATACTGTGCAACAACTTTTCCAACTTATCCAACCTATAACATATTCATCAAATACAAAATTTATGTATCTATTGACTTTTATTCAAAATTATGATTTGAACTTAAAATAAATTTAATTTACTTATTTAAATATTCTATGATATAATTAGATATAAAATAATTGGAGGTGTATATTAATGACTGAATTTGAAGAAATTATTAAACCAGAAGATAAAGAAAATACTGAAGAATCAACAGAAGAAACTGAAGAATCAACTGAAGAAACTGAAGAATCGTCTGAAAGTGAATCAGTAGAAACAATCGAAGAAGAAAATGAAAACAAATTAGAACCTACTACAACAGATGAAGATAGTGCAAAATTAGACCCAGTTGTTTTAGAACAACGTATCGCTTCATTAGAACAACGATTTACTAATTTTGAAACATCACAAATGCAACAACCACAACCACAACCACAACCACAACCAGAATCAAATGAAACAGATAACAATGATAAAGATTATTCAGATGAAGAACTTGTCGATAAATTAGATTTAGATTAGGAGGAAAATATTATGTATGAAGGTAACAACATGCGTTCTATGATGGGCACATCATATGAAGATTCAAGATTAAATAAACGAACAGAATTAAATGAAAATATGTCAATTGATACAAACAAAAGTGAAGATAGTTATGGTGTACAAATTCATTCACTTTCAAAACAGTCTTTTAGCGGAGATGTAGAGGAGGAATAATAAATTATGGCACAAGCGAGTACTAAAAATGAAACTGCCCTTTTAGTTGCACAGTCAGCTAAATCTGCATTACAAGAATTTAATCATACTTATTCAAAATCATGGACGTTTGGCGATAAGTGGGATAATTCTAATACAATGTTTGAAACATTTGTAAATAAATTTTTATTCCCTAAAATTAATGAAACGTTATTAATCAATATTGCATTAGGTAACCGTTTTAATTGGTTAGCTAAAGAGCAGGACTTTATAGGTCAATACAGTGAGGAATATGTAATTATGGATACAGTACCTATTAATATGGACTTATCTAAAAATGAGGAATTAATGTTAAAACGTAATTATCCACGTATGGCTACTAAGTTATATGGTAGTGGTATTGTGAAGAAACAAAAATTTACATTAAATAACAATGACACACGTTTCAATTTCCAAACATTAGCAGACGCTACTAATTATGCATTAGGTGTCTATAAAAAGAAAATTTCTGATATTAACGTATTAGAAGAAAAAGAAATGCGTGCAATGTTAGTTGATTACTCATTGAATCAATTATCTGAATCAAATGTACGTAAAGCAACATCAAAAGAAGATTTAGCAAGTAAAGTTTTTGAAGCTATTCTTAACTTACAAAACAACAGTGCTAAATATAATGAAGTTCATCGTGCTTCAGGTGGTGCTATCGGACAATATACAACAGTTTCAAAATTAAAAGATATTGTTATTTTAACGACTGATAGCTTAAAATCTTATCTTTTAGATACAAAGATTGCGAACACATTCCAAGTAGCAGGGATTGACTTTACAGACCACGTTATCAGTTTTGACGACCTAGGTGGTGTTTTTAAAGTCACTAAAGATATTGTCGTATCAAGTGATGAATCAGTAGCTTTCTTACGTGCTTACGGTGATTATCAAACTCATAAAGGTGATACAATTCCAGTTGGTTCAGTATTCACTTATGATGTGTCAAAACTATCAGAGTTTAAAGATAATGTTGAAGAAATTAAACCAAAATCAGATTTATACGCGTTTATTTTGGATATTAATTCAATTAAATATAAACGTTACACAAAAGGTATGTTAAAACAACCATTCTATAATGGTGAATTTGATGAAGTCACACACTGGATTCATTACTATTCATTTAAAGCCATTAGCCCATTCTTTAATAAAATTTTAATTACTGACCAAGATGTAACACCAAGAACAGAATAATAGAGGTGCTATAAATGACTAAACATAATAAAGGCGTACAGGTTGAATTATCAAAAGAAATCAACAAAAGAGTTGTTGAACATCGCAACAGATTTAAACGTCTTATGTTTAATCGTTATTTGGAATTTTTACCACTACTCATCAACTATACCAATCGTGATACGGTTGGTATAGATTTTATTCAATTAGAATCAGCATTAAGACAAAACATCAATGTAGTGGTTGGCAAAGCAAGAAATGAACAAATTATGATTCTTGGTTACGTAAATAATACTTACTTTAATCAAGCACCAAATTTTTCATCAAACTTTAACTTCCAATTTCAAAAACGATTAACAAAAGAAGATATTTATTTCATTGTCCCAGACTATTTAATACCAGATGAATGCTTACAGATTCATAAAATATATGATAACTGTATGAGTGGCAACTTTGTTGTCATGCAAAATAAGCCAATTCAATATAATAGTGATATAGAAATTATAGAACATTATACTGATGAATTATCTGAGGTTGTTTTATCTCGATTTTCATTAATTATGCAAGCAAAATTTAGCAAAATATTTAAATCAGACATTAATGATGAGTCAGTTAATCAACTTGTATCGGAAATATACAACGGTGCACCATTTGTTAAAATGTCACCTATGTTTAACGCCGATGATGATATCATAGATTTAACCAGTAATAGTGTGATTCCAGCACTAACTGAGATGAAAAGAGAATACCAAAATAAAATTAGTGAATTAAGTAACTATTTAGGTATTAATTCACTAGCAGTGGATAAGGAAAGCGGTGTTTCGGACGAAGAGGCAAAAAGCAACCGAGGTTTTACCACATCAAATAGTAATATTTATTTAAAAGGTCGTGAACCGATTACATTCTTATCAAAACGTTATGGTTTAGATATTAAACCGTATTACGACGATGAAGTAACTTCAGAAATTACAATGATAGATTCATTGTCTAATGATGAAAGTAGTGAATACAATGGCTAGATATACAATGACTTTATTTGATTTTATTAAATCAGAATTAATTAAAAAAGGTTTTAATGAATTTGTAAATAATGATAAATTAACGTTTTATGATGATGAATTTCAATTTATGCAAAAAATGTTGAAGTTTGATAAAGATGTTTTAGCTATCGTTAACGAAAAAGTATTTAAAGGTTTTAAACTTAAAGATGATTTATCTGACTTACTTTTTAAAAAATCATTCACAATACACTTTTTAGATAGAGAAATCAACAGACAAACAGTTGAAGCGTTTGGTATGCAAGTGATTACTGTATGTATCACACATGAGGATTATTTAAATGTGGTTTATTCATCAAGTGAAGTAGAAAAATATCTACAATCACAAGGTTTTACAGAACATAATGAAGATACAACAAGTAATACTGACGAAACATCGAATCAAAATGCAACATCATTAGACAATTCAACTGGCATGACTGCAAATAGAAACGCTTATGCTTCATTGCCACAAAGTGAGGTTAATATTGATGTTGATAATACAACATTACAATTTGCTGATAATAATACAATAGATAACGGTAAAACAGTTAATAAATCAAGTAACGAAAGTAATCAAAACGCAAAACGTAACCAAAATCAAAAAGGTAATGCAAAAGGTACACAATTTTCAAAACAGTATTTAATTGATAATATTGATAAAGTATACGATTTAAGAAAGAAAATTTTAAATGAATTTGATAAAAAATGTTTTTTACAAATTTGGTAAAGGTGGAAAATTATGGCATATAATGAAAACGATTTTAAATATTTTGACGACATTCGTCCATTTTTAGACGAAATATATAAAACGAGAGAACGTTACACACCGTTTTACGATGATAGAGCAGATTATAATACCAATTCAAAATCATATTATGATTATATTTCAAGATTATCAAAGCTCATTGAAGTATTAGCACGTCGTATTTGGGACTATGACAATGAATTAAAAAAACGTTTCAAAAATTGGGACGACTTAATGAAAGCATTCCCAGACCAAGCGAAAGACTTATTTAGAGGTTGGTTAAACGACGGCACGATAGATAACATCATTCATGATGAATTTACTAAATATAGTGCTGGTTTAACATCCGCATTTGCATTATTTAAAGTCGCAGAAATGAAACAAATGAATGAGTTTAAAGAAGAAGTGAAAGACTTAATCAAAGATATTGACCGTTTCGTTAATGGTTTTGAATTAAATGAACTTGAACCAAAGTTTGTGATGGGCTTTGGTGGTATTCGTAACGCTGTGAACCAATCTATTAATATTGATAAAGAAACTAATCAAATGTACTCAACACAATCCGACTCACAAACACCTGAGGGATTTTGGATTAATAAATTAACGCCTAGTGGTGATTTAATTTCTAGTATGCGTATTGTACAAGGTGGTCATGGTACAACAATCGGATTAGAAAGACAATCAAACGGGGAAATGAAAATATGGTTACATCACGATGGTGTTGCAAAACTGTTGCAAGTAGCATATAAAGATAACTATGTATTAGATTTAGAAGAAGCCAAAGGGTTAACAGATTATACACCACAGTCACTTTTAAACAAACACACATTTACACCGTTAATTGATGAAGCAAATGACAAACTCGTTTTAAGATTCGGTGACGGGACAATACAGGTACGTTCAAGAGCTGACGTAAAAAATCACATTGATAATGTAGAAAAAGAAATGACGATTGATAATTCAGAAAACAATGATAATCGTTGGATGCAAGGCATTGCTGTTGATGGTGATGATTTATACTGGTTAAGTGGTAACAGTTCAGTTAATTCACATGTTCAAATCGGTAAATATTCATTAACAACAGGTCAAAAGATTTATGATTATCCATTTAAATTATCATATCAAGACGGTATTAATTTTCCACGTGATAACTTTAAAGAGCCTGAGGGTATTTGCATTTATACCAATCCAAAAACAAAACGTAAATCGTTATTACTTGCTATGACAAACGGCGGTGGTGGAAAACGATTCAATAATTTATATGGTTTCTTCCAACTTGGTGAGTATGAACACTTTGAAGCATTACGCGCAAGAGGTTCACAAAACTATAAATTAACAAAAGACGACGGTCGTGCGTTATCAATTCCAGACCATATTGATGACTTAAATGACTTAACACAAGCAGGTTTCTATTATATTGACGGTGGTACAGCTAACAAACTTAAAAATATGCCAATGAATGGTAGTAAAAAAATTATAGACGCTGGTTGTTTCATCAATGTATACCCTACAACACAAACATTAGGTACAGTACAAGAATTAACGCGTTTTTCTACTGGTAGAAAAATGGTTAAAATCATGCGTGGTATGACGCTCGATGTATTTACATTAAAATGGGATTATGGTTTATGGACAACAATCAAAACAGACGCGCCATATCAAGAGTATTTAGAAGCAAGTCAATACAATAACTGGATAGCTTACGTTACAACACCTGGTGAATATTACATTACTGGTAACCAAATGGAATTATTCCGAGACGCACCAGAAGAAATTAAAAAAGTGGGTGCATGGTTACGTGTTTCAAGTGGTAACGCTGTTGGAGAAGTAAGACAAACGTTGGAGGCTAACGTAAAAGAGCATAAAGAGTATTTTAGTAATGTTAATGCGGAAACGAAACATCGTGAATACGATTGGGTTAAGAAAGGATAATGTCTCATGAAATCACAACAACAAGCAAAAGATTGGATATATAAGCATGAGGGTGTAGGTGTTGACTTTGATGGTGCATATGGATTTCAATGTATGGACTTAGCTGTTGCTTATGTATATTACATTACAGACGGTAAAGTTCGTATGTGGGGAAACGCCAAAGATGCGATTAATAATGACTTTAAAGGTTTAGCGACGGTGTATGAAAATACACCGAGCTTTAAACCTCAATTAGGTGATGTTGGTGTTTATATTAATTCTCAATATGGTCATATTCAATGTGTGATAAGTGGAAATTTAGATTATTATACATGTTTAGAGCAAAACTGGTTAAATGGTGGTTTTGACAAGTGGGAAAAAGCAACAATAAGAACACATTATTATGACGGTGTAACACACTTTATTCGTCCAAAATTTTCTGCTAGTAATAGCAATGCATTAGAAACATCAAAAGTAAATACATTTGGAAATTGGAAACAAAATAAATATGGTACTTATTACAGAAATGAAAATGCTACATTTACATGTGGATTTTTACCAATATTTGCACGTGTCGGTAGTCCAAAATTATCTGAACCTAATGGCTATTGGTTTCAACCAAATGGTTATACACCATATGACGAAATTTGTTTATCAGATGGTTACGTATGGATTGGTTATAATTGGCTAGGTTCACGTTATTATTTACCAGTACGTCAATGGAATGGTAAAACAGGTAATAGTTACAGTGTTGGTATTCCGTGGGGGGTGTTCTCATAATGGGTATTTTAGGCTTTTTCTTTGAGTTTAGTTGGAAACGATACAAATAAGAGGTGTGAACAATGGCTGATAGAATCGTAAGAAGTTTAAGACAAGTTGAAACAATAGACAGGTTAGCAGATTTTTTAACAGAAGAAAATGACTTAATCAGTACATCAGACGGGCATATTTATGTCCGTACTGATACTGGTTATTATAAGTTAACATTTTATAATGATTTAAAAACATTGATTAATAAATACAGTGGTCAAATAGAACATCATGATATTGCAATTAATGATAACAAAGAGAAAATATCAACATTTTTAGAGAAGATAAAAAAATTCCAACCAATGATTGATAGTAATAAAAAAGAGATTGATTCATTAAAAGAAAAAGATGTCATATTAAATGAAAGTTTAGAACAACATCAAACACAATTAAATGAATTTGAAAAATTAATGTTACAATATGATGATAAATATGAAACACTTACGCAATCGTTAAACGCTACTAAAGATAGTGTAGGACGTAATACAAATGACATTAATTTAATTAAATCGAATACTGGTGTTGAAAACATTGACGCATTAAAAAGAGAATTAGCAGAAGTTAAAAAAGTGTTAATCTTGATAAAATAAAAGAGATTGAACAACAGATTGAATTATTAAAATCTAAACACAACAATGACAACACAATTCAAGAAATACAAGAGGATATTAATAAGTTAAAACAAAATTCAAGTGCTGGGAAACTTGAAAGTTTAGAACAAACCATTAATGACATCAAAGCAAATGCCAACCTTGATAAGATAAAAGAGTTAGAAACAAAATTAAACAGTATTAACCAAAAAGATTATACACAGGATATTAATTCAATTAAATCTGAAATCGCTACTTTAAAAACAAATAATGATAAAATATCAAAAATTGAAAAAGATATTCAAGAATTAAAAGATAGACCAGTTGTTGACGGAAACAGTCATATTGATTTATCTAAATATGATAATGATATTAGTGATTTAAAACAAAAAACATCAACAAATGAATCAAGTATTAACACTTTATCAACAAAAGTGGATAATTTAAATATAGATACTAAAATTGCACAATCTAAATCAGAAATTGAACAAAATTTTGATCAAAAAATTAACAGTGCAAAATTACAATTTAATGATACAGGTTGGCAAAATATATCGCTAGAAAGTGGTATAGTTGCAAGTGATAGCAACGGTGGTTATCCTGCACCGCAATATCGTATTGTAACAATTAATGGTTTTAAAACTATACAATTAAAAGGGGTCTTAAAAGGGATTAAAACAAATAGTGATATTAAATTAGGTACTATAAATGATGCTAATTTAAAATCAACACATCATTACACACAATGTGCGATTGATAATAAAATGATTAATACAAGAATGTATTTAAATTTTAGTGGTGAATTACACTTTGTAACTTCAGGTTATAATAATAGTGACTTAACAAATGGTGATAAACGTTTTGCAATAGATACACAAATCATTGAATAAAAATGTTATAATAGTCGTATAAATAATTTATACGACTATTTTTTATGGAGGTAAAAATGAGAAAATTAACAAATTTTAAATTTTTCTATAACACACCGTTTACAGACTATCAAAATACAATTCATTTTAATAGTAATAAAGAACGCGATGATTATTTTTTAAAAGGTCGTCATTTTAAATCATTAGACTATTCCAAACAACCGTATAATTTTATACGTGATAGAATGGAAATCAATGTTGATATGCAGTGGCATGACGCACAAGGGATTAACTACATGACGTTTTTATCAGATTTTGAGGACAGACGCTATTACGCTTTTGTGAATCAAATAGAATACGTGAATGATGTAGTGGTTAAAATATATTTTGTGATTGATACTATTATGACGTACACGCAAGGTAATGTATTAGAGCAACTCTCAAACGTTAATATTGAACGTCAACACTTATCAAAACGCACGTATAACTATATGTTACCAATGTTACGTAACAATGATGATGTGTTAAAAGTATCGAATAAAAACTATGTGTATAACCAAATGCAACAGTATTTGGAAAATTTAGTGTTATTCCAGTCAAGCGCTGATTTATCAAAGAAATTTGGTACAAAAAAAGAGCCAAACTTAGATACGTCTAAAGGTACGATATATGACAATATCACATCACCAGTCAACTTATACGTTATGGAATATGGTGACTTTATTAATTTTATGGATAAAATGAGTGCTTATCCATGGATTACACAAAACTTTCAAAAGGTTCAAATGTTACCTAAAGACTTTATTAATACAAAAGATTTAGAGGACGTTAAGACAAGTGAAAAAATTACTGGATTAAAGACGTTAAAACAAGGTGGAAAATCAAAAGAATGGAGTTTAAACGATTTATCATTAAGTTTCACAAAGCTTCAAGAAATGATGTTGTCTAAAAAAGACGAGTTTAAACATATGATACGTAATGAGTACATGACAATTGAATTTTACGATTGGAATGGAAATACAATGTTACTGGACGCTGGTAAGATTTCGCAAAAAACAGGTGTTAAGTTACGTACAAAGTCAATCATTGGTTATCATAATGAAGTTCGAGTTTATCCAGTAGACTATAACAGCGCTGAAAACGATAGACCGATACTTGCTAAAAATAAAGAAATATTGATTGATACAGGTTCATTCTTAAATACAAATATAACATTTAATAGTTTTGCACAAGTACCAATATTAATTAATAATGGTATCTTAGGACAATCACAACAAGCAAATAGACAAAAGAATGCGGAAAGTCAATTAATTACAAATCGTATTGATAATGTATTAAATGGTAGCGACCCGAAATCACGCTTTTATGACGCTGTGAGTGTAGCAAGTAATTTAAGTCCGACAGCTTTATTTGGTAAGTTTAATGAAGAATATAATTTCTACAAACAACAACAGGCAGAATATAAAGACTTAGCATTACAACCACCGTCAGTGACAGAGTCGGAAATGGGCAACGCGTTCCAAATTGCAAACAGTATTAACGGTTTAACAATGAAAATTAGTGTACCGTCACCAAAAGAAATTACATTCTTACAAAAATATTATATGTTGTTTGGTTTTGAAGTAAATGACTATAATACATTTATTGAACCAATTAACAGTATGACTATATGCAACTACTTAAAATGTACAGGTACGTATACTATACGTGACATCGACCCGATGTTAATGGAGCAATTAAAAGCAATTTTAGAATCGGGTGTGAGATTTTGGCATAATGACGGTTCAGGTAATCCAATGTTACAAAATCCATTAAATAATAAATTTAGAGAGGGGGTATAATATGAACGAAGTAAAATTCAGATTTACGGACACAGAAGCGTTTCATATGTTCATATATGCTGGTGATTTAAAATTACTATATTTTTTATTTGTTTTAATGATTGTTGATGTTATTACTGGTTTTGCTAAAGCAATTAAAAATAATAATCTATGGTCTAAAAAATCAATGAAAGGCTTTGCTAAAAAATTATTGATATTCTGTATTATCATTCTAGCAAACATTATAGACCAGATTTTACAATTAAAAGGTGGCTTACTCATGATTACGATTTTCTATTATATCGCTAATGAGGGGTTATCTATCGTAGAAAATTGTGCAGAAATGGACGTGTTAGTGCCAGAACAAATTAAAGATAAATTAAGAGTAATTAAAAACGATTCTGAAAAGAGTGATAATAATGAACGACCAAGAGAAGATAGATAAATTTACACATTCGTATATTAATGATGATTTCGGTTTAACGATAGACCAGTTAGTCCCTAAAGTAAAAGGGTATGGACGTTTTAATGTATGGCTAGGTGGTAATGAAAGTAAAATCAGACAAGTATTAAAAGCAGTAAAAGAGATAGGTGTGTCACCTACTCTTTTTGCTGTATATGAAAAAAACGAGGGTTTTAGTGCAGGTCTTGGGTGGTTAAACCATACACGTGCACAAGGTGATTATTTAACAGATGCAAAATTCGTTGCTAGAAAACTGGTTTCACAATCTAAACAAGCAGGACAACCGTCTTGGTATGACGCAGGTAACATCGTTCACTTTGTACCTCAAGACGTACAAAGAAAGGGTAATGCAGATTTTGCGAAAAATATGAAATCAGGTACAGTTGGACGAGCATATATTCCATTAACAGCAGCGGCTACTTGGGCGGCATATTATCCCCTAGGTTTGAAAGCGTCATATAATAAAGTACAAAACTATGGTAATCCTTTTTTAGACGGTGCGAATACTATTCTTGCGTGGGGTGGTAAATTAGACGGTAAAGGTGGTTCACCTAGTGATTCGTCTGACAGTGGTAGTAGTGGTGACAGTGGTAGCTCATTACTCGCTTTAGCAAAACAAGCCATGCAAGAATTATTAAAAAAAGTACAAGACGCATTACAATGGGATGTACACAGTATTGGTAGTGACAAATTTTTTAGTAATGATTATTTTACATTACAAAAAACATTTAACAACACATATCATATTAAAATGACGATTGGGCTACTCGATTCATTAAAAAAACTGATTGATAGCGTGCAAGTAGATATTGGGGGTAGTAGTTCAAACCCTACTGATGATGACGGAGACCATAAACCAATTAGTGGTAAATCAGTCAAACCAAATGGTAAAAGTGGTCGTGTCATTGGTGGTAACTGGACGTATGCACAGTTACCAGAAAAATATAAAAAAGCAATTGGTGTACCTTTATTCAAAAAAGAATACTTATACAAACAAGGTAACATATTTCCTCAAACGGGTAATGCAGGACAGTGTACAGAATTAACATGGGCGTATATGTCACAACTACATGGAAAAAGACAACCTACCGACGACGGACAAATAACAAACGGTCAACGTGTGTGGTATGTTTATAAAAAGTTAGGTGCTAAAACAACGCATAATCCAACAGTAGGCTATGGTTTTTCAAGTAAACCACCATACTTACAAGCAACTGCTTATGGCATTGGTCACACGGGTGTCGTTGTAGCAGTATTTGACGATGGTTCATTCTTAACTGCAAACTATAATGTACCACCATACGTTGCACCGTCACGTGTGGTATTGTATTCACTCATTAATGGTGTACCAAATAATGCTGCTGATAATATTGTATTCTTTAGTGGCATTGAATAAAGATGTATGCTATAATGAACACATGCTAGTAATGCTAGTAAATAAAATACAAAACATAATCAATTTTCGTACACATTTTTCATGTTATCTCAAAAGAAAAAGGCAACTGTTATTTAACAGTTGCCTTTTTTGATGTCATCATGTTGATTTTTTAATATATTTAAATTTGATTTATTATGTACTGAACGTTCAACTGGAAACAAGTCATTAAGTGAGAACGAACCAATGTTGCTTTCAATATAAAGAATATCATCAAATTGACTATGGTCAAAATTTTCTCTAGCGTCTTTTAAGATAAATTCACGTTTCATATTAAGTTCATCAGTAAAATATTCATCATATACATTACCACATACAATTTCAGTTTTAGACGGATATATCGATATTGTACCTTGAGCATTATAGATACTTTTATTGTTTTCAATAATGGCACCGTCAAAGAATTGTTCACGTACAAAGGTTTCAAAATCGACACTTGTATCAAAGGCGTTTTTCGGTATACCAGCTGAGGCTATTTTAATCTTTCCATTCACTTCATATGCATATTTCTTATGATTCAGTACAAACATCTTATCTATCTGTTCGTTTTCAATATCCCATTTACCTAAGGCTATCGGGTCGAATAAACTGGGGTTCAATAAGGGTTTAACAACGGATTTCATATACAAACTATCAGTGTCACAATAAATAAAATTGTCGTCAATTTCACTTTCCGTTAAATATTGGAATGGTACTAATAAGTTATACAATGAACGTGATGTTACAAATGTAGAAAATAAAATATTACGTTCTGTGTTTTTATAACCGTTAATAATGTTATACAATTCGTTATTTTCATCTAAACGAAATAAATTAAAATGTGAACGTAATGCAGGTATGCCATATAAACCATTGAGTACTACTTTTGACAACATAACCTCCTCATTTGAGTATGGGTGTTCGTTGATGTCATCAGTGATATGATAGTCGTAAGGTGATGTCATATTGATTTTATTTTTTAACTTACCTTGTGTTTTAATAAAATAATTTTGAAAAATAATATCACGTGCATGAAAGTATTCACATTCATATATAACAAACGAATTAACACGTATATGCGTGCAATCAATACCCGTAATGTCTTGAATCATTCTTAATGTATTTGTATTGATATTAACGTAATCGTTATCATTATTATAGTATTTTACAATCATTTGACGTAATACACGTGATTTGATTTTAGTCAATATATCATGATTAAATACATATTTATCAATCTTATATAATGAAAAATAATTGTCATCATCTAAAAAAGTAGGGATTAACGTTGGTTCTGAATAGTGTTCATAAAAGTATAACCAAGTCGGAATTTTCTCATGATACATCACATAAGGATAACTCGAATTAATATCAATTGAAAAACATGGCTCATCAATAAGTTTATTGATGTATTTGGTGTTATACATATTTAAACCACCACGATAGAATGATTTAATATAGTCATAAAAATTCATATCATGGAATTGGTAATGTGTGTAAGATATTTTAATATCTCCATATTGATTTAATAATTGGAAACGCGTCATTTCGTTATTCAAGTAAGATTCCATGATATTTAGTGAAAATGTTAATTTGTTATAATCAAAATTTGGAAAAATGTCACTATAATGAATATGGCACATACCTAATATTATCACGTCATTATGAATGTAGGTTAATTGTTCAGATGTAAGATTATCAAAACACTTAACAGCATAGTCATAAGCTTCACTATCTGACATATCGTTATCTTTATCAAAAATTGTATAATTAAAATCTGTTTTAAGTTGGTTTTCTGTTAAATAACCCCCGTCAAGTAATTTCTTACCTAATGTTGCAATAGATGTGTTGGTTTTCATAAAGTTATCAATGATATTAAATTTAAAACCGTTTAAAAACATTGTTAAATCTAAATTGATTGAAGATTTAACGCGTTTTTCTAAAATCACATTTTGATTTTTGGCTAAAATAGTAACCTCTTGAATTTTTATTGTATGTTCATTTTCTTCTGCAGATTTCAAATATACATTTTTGCGTGTAATATTATCAAAATAACGCATAGTGTCTTTAAGTAAAAAATGATTATCGTATTTATTACAGTTATGTGCAATCATGATAATATTTGTTTTTGATTTTGTGATTGTATCACGGCGATTAACATACTTGTAAAAATCATCATAAAAGGCTTCAAAACTGGGGAATACTTCAACATCAATTTCGTAACCATTAAACCAACCTATTGCAACAGAATACGTTACGTTTTTATATAGCGTTGGTTTATTACGTCCATTTATTTTATTGTATGATAATGTTTCAATATCCCAATACAATATCATTTTGCGTTGATGTTTATGATATTGCATACACTCAAGTAATCCCATAATCTTACACACCTTTTATAAGCCGTATTGTTTCATTAAATACTTCTTTGTATTTTCAATATAGTTATCTTCGTATATTTTTTCTTTTCTTTCAAATTCGTTGATGTTTTTCTTCATTTCATTTTTTATATGAAATTTTATAATTTTATTCATATCTAAATATAAATATCTATCATTATCAACCACGTAATTTTTTGAATAAGCATTGTCAAAATATAAATTACTTGGATTGTAGTAATAACGTTGCATGTTTTCTTTATAAAACATATCTTCTCTTAGATAAATAACATTGTCATCGATATCTTTGATTTTAGTGCAAAACTCATATTGTTTTGTATAAGGTATTACAATGATGTTAGCATTAAATGTATCAACATTATACATAATTTTTATATATTTATCATCAGTTTTAATATAGAAAAAATCACCGTTTTGGTTGATATGATTTCTTAAATTATCATCTGCCAAATTATATTCGTTAAATTCAAATTCGCCAGTTGTCATAGCGTCATCATTTGAATTAAATGCACGTGTATTACGCTTTTCATTGACATAATCGTTTCGACGCATTTCTAAAAAAATGTTTTTGTAAAGTCTTGATGTATTCATTTTATGTTTTTGTAATAAATTATAAATATTTAAATTGGATAATATAGGGCTTGAAAAGTTGACCGCATTACCTAGTAAAAACATTTTAGGAAATCCAATATAATCAACATTACCATGGTTACGGTCGATTGATTCATAAATTGTTTTCAACTTATCCCACTCATCAATTAAATAGTCATCTTCAAGTGCTAAGAATTCATCATATATAATAATAGGATAGTGTTTTAAAAAGTTAGAATGATATTTTAAATCAGTGGCACTATTCAAATCTGTAATCACGCCAATTTCTTTATCTTGATAGATAATAGCTAAATAGTCTCTAGCGCTTCTGAAAGTGACACGCTTAGATTTGAATAGTGGGTTTTTATCTATAATTTCCTCAATAAAATCACGGTAAGCGTCACGTAATGTATAATGACGTGATAATAAAGTAAATTTTATATCAAGTTTAATAGCTAAATAAATAAAAAATGAAACATAGTTGAACGATTTTCCGTCAGAACGATTTGAAATAGATATATAATAGTCTATATCATCATTCATGAGTTCATCAACTAATTCTATTTGATTATACTTATCTGGTATTTTTTTTCTGACATGATTGACAGCATTTTGATAATCTCTTACCATGTCTAAACGGTTTTGTTTTACCATGTTTTTGCTCCTTGTAATAGTTTATTATGTCGTTTACAGTATTAAAATTAATTATCGTATTTGGCATAGAATAAAAAATTATACCTCACTTTTACATCATCAATTGTTGTCATAGGTCTATCATTATAACCTATTTTATTAAATAAATCATTTATACCTTTTATATATCTCGATATTGATGATTGATGTTTTTCTGCTTCAATATTAATCATTGCGTTTTTATGAAAATTTGCGTTTATGTTATTTTTATCATCATTACGTTCATATATACTAATTATATGATTTAATTGTTTTGAATGTTTTCCACTAACTAATGATTTAGCTAATACGTAACTTACATTTTTATCTTTTGGAAAATGAGGTAAATAACTATATTTTTCCCATGCTTCAATATAGGCATTTTGTAAATCAACATCGTCAAACTTAAAATCAACTCCAGTAAAATCTTTTTTCTTTTTTTCTTCTTCTTTTTTTCTTCTTTCTTCTTTTTGTTTTACCCATCTATCCATTGCTGACGTACGTCTAACCATTGCTAACGACCTCCATATAAACCATATATGACAACTAAAAAGATTATGTAGAATATAATTAATGTAGTAAATAAAACACCAAATGACACACGTATATGCATTGTCATAATTATTACAAGTGTAATTAAAAATGCTAAAAGGAAAACAATAATAATATCTAGTAGGTTATTCATGGTCTTTAAATCCTCCGTAATCATATATCATTTTTATATCTCCTTAATGTATTTTACACAAAGATTATATGCACCTTTTTTGTAAAAATTTGCGTCAAAATAACTATATATTACCTTAACTTTATTTATTTTTTCGAATTGTTCAATTTCATGTTCATATGTTTCATTAATTGATACATTGTATAATAATACGGCAGTGTATATTTTTTCCATTGTTTAGCACCTCATAAAAATAGGGGATAAATATCCCCTATGAAATTGTATTAAAATGATACTTGACCAAAGTTGATTGAGTAACCTTTTTGACCTTTTTTATTTTCATACTCATAAATTGTGAATTGAACTTCACCAGCATTGATAATGTTAACAACGTCCTCGTCTTGACGCATTTCTTTAATTAATTCAGTTAAGTGATTCGGTAAGTTTACATTATAGTCGTCAGTGACGATAACACCTTGTTCACCGAAATTTGATTCTTTGTTTGTAAATAATGCTCTAACGATATACTCTTTTTCCATACCGTATTTTTCTACTAATTCTGATAGTTTAATAAATTCTCTTTCTTTTTTCTCAAATTCAAATCTCGCTAATGTGTTTTGGTGTCTTGATAAAATATCTTTTACGTTTGTCATTTTTATTTCTCCTCTTATTTAAATTATTTGCTTTCTGCAATTGCGATTTGTAGTAGGTCATTGTAATAAACTTGCATAGTTTTTGTATGTCTTGTAGTAGATAAAAGTGTATATGATTGTGGTATTAAATCTTTTGCTTGTTGTTTTGATAAATGATACTCATGAAGTGGGATGAATTCTTCAACATATTCATTATTATCATCTAAATAATGAAGAATATAACCTTTAATTCGTAATGTAACAATATCATCAGGTTTCATTATTATATCATTCCTTTCTAAAAAACGTAAACGTTATACGTTTCATAAAATCCTTTGTGCATATTCCACTGTTCAATAGCGTCATCACCAGCAATATAAGATAATATTGATTCTGGTTTAGTTTCGTTGTTTAGTTCATCATTTAAGAATTGAACAACAGAACTATTATAGTTTAATAATAGTTGTTGGCAAGCCGATACTAAGTTAATTGCATTGTCGAAAGTATAAGCTGGATTCCATTGAATCAGTTTATTGAATAGTTGCAACATTTCAGTATATGCTTGACCTTTTTCTGCAGGTGCATTATCAACATTAACCATTTTGTTACCTCCTTGATTTGATTACATTAACAGTATAACAAACGTTTAAAAATTTTGTCAATAGAATATGATAAAAAAGTTTAAATAATTTAAAACTACTATTTAATAGAAGAAACTAGATTTAATTACAAATCATAATTTTGAATAAAAGTCAATAGATACATAAATTTTGTATTTGATGAATATGTTATAGGTTGGATAAGTTGGAAAAGTTGTTGCACAGTATTTATAAGTTTAGTTTAGAAATGATAAGTTAATTTATAAGTTTTGATTTGTATAATCGTTTATTTTAATCGGTGGGGGGGTGTAAATTTACATAAAAAAATCACATATACTATTTAATTTTAAATCACCAGCATATATGAACATATGAAACGCTTCTGTGTCCGTAAATCTGAATTTTACTTCGTTCATATTATACCCCCTCTCTAAATTTATTATTTAATGGATTTTGTAACATTGGATT